TGACCCAAGAGGACCAGACCAAAGAGGTGGACAAAGCCCACAAGGAACTACCACATCAGGTCCACAAAATGGACGTCAAGGACCAAGAGGTGGACAAAGCCCACAAGGAACTACACAAGAACCAGCCACAGGTCAAACAAATGCAGTAAGACCTGCACCAGGTGGCGCAGGACAATTGCCTCAAGGAACTACACAAGAACCTGCAACAGGACAAACAGCAGCAGATGAATTTGCAGGTGGTAATAGACAAGGTGGCGAATTTGATACAACACCATCAGATGCACAACAAGCAGCAGATGAATTTGCAGGTGGTAATAGACAAGGTGGCGAATTTGATACAACAACTGTACAAGAACCAGCAACAGGTCAAACCACACAAACAGACGAACCTGTACAAGAACCAGCAACAGGACAAACAGACGCAAATACTGAAGAACCTCAACAAGATGCATTAGCAGGTCGATTAGATACAACAACACCGAGCTTAATGGATGCATATAACGATGGCGGCAAACAAGCAATGGACAGTGTTCGTGATTTGCAGCAAGCACTAGAACGTTTAGGCATAGATCCAAATGGTGTAGACGGAAAGTATGGCCGCGGTACATATGCTGCCGTGCAAGAATTTCAAAGACAAAATGGGTTACAAGTAGACGGCGAAGCAGGTCCTGAAACAATGGCTGCTCTACAAAGAGCGATAAACGCTCAAGCTGGATCAACGGCGGCGCAGCCTCAAGCAGCAGAGCCTACCACAGGTCCAGACGATGGTACAAGAGGCGGTCAAGAGCCAAACAGAACTGTACAAGAACCAGCAACAGGTCAAACCACACAAACAGACGAACCTGTACAAGAACCAGCAACAGGACAAACAAGTCCTGGAACAGGCGCAACAGCTCCTGGAGATATTGGTGACGGTTTGAGAGGTGGCGGCGATGACTCCGAACAAATTATTGTACAAGAACCTGCAACTGGGCAAACTCAATCACAAGCAGTACCTGTAAGACCAGAAGAAATGGATAGATTCCAAGAACTAATGGATAAAGTAGAACAAGAACAAACATCTACTTCGGCCGCTGGACAAGAATCAGGTCAACCAAACGCAGAACTAGACGGTCAAGAAAGAGGCGTGCAAACAGCAAGTGTTGATATGTCTATGAAAAATATGCTTGCTTTGGTAGAGTTTATGCTACATGAAGCACCTGAAGATTTAACTGATCAAGAACGTGAAGAACTAGATGCACTTTTTGCAAGATTGGAAGCAAGCGATGATCCTAGGGCTAAAGAACTTGTATCTCGTTATAATAAAGCATTTCCTAAATCAGACCAAGCAATTGACAATAAGATGGATAGAGATAATGCTGCATCATCTGCAAGTGCAGACGGACCTAGAACAAGAGGCGGCAAACGTGGATCTGAAGGAGAAGGTAACATAGACGCTCAACGTAATGTTTTACAAAATCATAATGCGTTAGCAGATGAAATTAGATCCGGATCAAATCCAATTGTTGCTGAAATTGAAGCAGAACTTGCAAAAGGTGGCAATATTGTACAGTTTAACGGTGTATGGATGACTAAAATACGAGATTTAGCACGCGAAGCTGACCCTCAAAGATTTCAATCACTAAATACTAAACTACAAGTTGCATTAGCAGGATATTTTAACAAAAAATATAACGGCGGCAGTGATACAAACTTTAGAATTGGCAATACTAACGATTTTTATAGAGGTATACAGCAACAAATTTCAGGTAGCCAAGGTGCTACAAATAGAGAAAGTTGGGACAATGACATGACAGATAAATCAAAATTAAAAGAAGCATCAATGAACATTTCAATGAATGGAACAAATGCTTCTGAAATCGGAGAACTAATGCGCATTATGCAATTAGCAGGCACAGGTGGCAGCGGAGAACATACTCATATGCCAATAGCACCCGATGCATTGCATACTGATGATGATTCGCATAATGAAATGCCATGTCCTGTTTGCGGTATAGCACACGGCGAAGAAGCTCCTACTCCGTGTGGAATGGGAGAAGAACTTGTAGGCGAAGATTGGGATAATGGTCCTAGTGAAGAATACAAAGATCATAATTACATGGTTAAAGATCTATCAGGTGGTATTAATAGACAGAAAAAAATGTATGCTGCTTCACAACGCGGAGACAATGCTATGGCAGTAGAATCAGTTAAAGATCAGTTATACAAAGCACTCGAAGGCAAATACGCTAATGATGCACAACGCAAAGCAGTGCATGCAGCAAAGAATAAGAAAAAGTAAATATCCCCCAGAACTCAATAGGGCCTAAGGGCCCTATTTTTTTGAGTAAATATACATATGAGTAAGTCATTAGATGGTGTCTTAACAAAAAAGGCAAACCGTAAAGAAACATTTACAGAAGATCATATTCAAGATCTTATGCAGTGCATGGATCGTGATAATGGGTATCTTTATTTTGCAAAACATTTTGCAAATATACAACACCCTGTACAAGGCAAACTTTTATTTGATCCTTACGAATATCAACTTAGGTTGTTACACTCTTATCATAATTATCGATTTAACATTAACATGATGCCACGACAAACAGGAAAAACTACTTGTGCTAGTATCTACTTGTGTTGGTATGCTATGTTCCATCCAGATCAAACTATTCTAATTGCTGCACACAAATATACAGGTGCGCAAGAAATTATGTCACGTATACGCTATGTGTATGAAACTTGTCCAGATCATATTAGGGCAGGTGTAACAAGTTACAACAAAGGTAGTATGGAATTTGAAAATGGATCACGCATTATAAGCCAAACAACAACTGGAAACACAGGACGTGGTTTGTCTATCTCTTTACTATACTGTGACGAGTTTGCGTTTGTGCAACCTAATATTGCGGAAGAGTTTTGGACTTCAATATCTCCTACACTAGCAACAGGTGGTCGTGCTATCATTACTAGCACACCGAACTCAGATGAAGATACATTTGCTACTATTTGGAAACAAGCAGAACAAAAGTTTGACGAACATGGCAATGAACAAGATGTTGGCATAAACGGATTTCATGCTTTTAGAGCAAGTTGGGACGAACATCCAGACAGAGACGAACAATGGAAACAAGATGAAATAGGACGTATTGGCGAAGAAAAGTTCCGACGCGAATATGGCTGTGAGTTCTTAGTTTTTGATGAAACATTAATTAACAGTATTAAACTTGCTGCTATGGAGGGTGTAAATCCTATTCTAAATATGGGGCAAACACGTTGGTATAAAAAGCCCACAAGCCAATACACATATGTTGTTGCACTTGATCCTAGTATGGGTACTGGCGGCGACTATTCTGCCATACAAGTTTTCGAACTGCCTACCTATGAACAAGTAGCAGAATGGCAGCACAATACTACTGCTATACCCGGACAAATAAGAGTACTTGCAGACATTTGTAAGTATATAGAAAGTGAAACAAAAAATCCCACAGGAATTTATTGGAGCGTGGAGAACAATGGATTAGGCGAGGCTGCCCTTATCGTTATAAACGATTACGGTGAAGAGAACATTCCGGGGTTGTTCGTCAGTGAGCCTATCCGCAAAGGACACGTTCGTAAATTCCGCAAAGGTTTCAACACTACTCACAGCACAAAAGTTACTGCTTGTAGTAGATTGAAAACAATGATAGAAAATGACAAGATGACAATAAAATCTAAACCGTTTGTGTCAGAATTAAAAGCATATGTAGCAACAGGTTCTAGCTACCAGGCTAAATTGGGTCACAGTGACGATTTAGTAAGTGCTACACTATTAGCACTTAGAATGATGAGTGTGTTAAAGGATTGGGATCCTAGAGTTTACAATACCTTTAACCAAGCTGAAGATATAGAAGATTATGAACAACCTATGCCAATCTTCATAAGTACTAATTATTGATAAATACATTGCAATGAAAAATTTAGATCTAATAGCAGAAGAACTTTTTAACAAAATACGAGGACGCTTTCCAAGTGTCACCATTGGTGATGAAGAAGGCAAAGTAACCAACGAGCCAAATGCTGCTCGATTTTTTGACTTCGATTATATGGAAGGCGATAAAAAATTAGGGAGTGTAAACGTAACGCTATCCGATAACGCTATCCAAGTAATGTATAGTAATGACTTTGTAGCTAACGAAGATAGTATTACTAGAGACAATTGGTACGGGTTTTTAAAGGAATTAAGAAGTTTTAGCAAAAAGAGACTTTTACAGTTTGACACAAGGAATATTAATAAATCAAATTTAGATCTAAGAGATTATAAATTTTTAACAAAAGATCGCACCGGAGATAATACAATGAACGAATCAAAGATGTATGGCACTAGCAAAACTAGTTACCAAAATATTGGTGAAGCTAGAATTGCAATAAAACACACTAAACCAGTAAATCATGAATCTGTAACTGGTAGAATACAAAATATAGGTGCAATTTATATAGAAAGTAGCGATGGAGAAAGATTTAAATTTCCATTTAAACACATTAATGGTGCAAGAGCAATGGCAAGACATGTCAGTGAAGGCGGTAAGCCATTTGATGACTTTGGCAAACATATCGAATCTATTAGCGAAGAATTAATTAGTTTGAAAAAATTTAAGTCATACATGAATCGTTCTAGTGTAATGGCTGAAGGTCTTTCTTCATATGTTCGTCCGGTCAATGAAAGAATAGAAGAACTAAAGAAAACAGTGCAACATCTTCAAAAAGAATCCTTTTATAAAAATACTTTTGAAAATTTTGAACTACAAGAAGTAACAGAAGTTCCAACAGACGTAGCAGAAAATTGGATAGATCAACTTACAATACGTCAGTTTAATGAAGAATTAAAAGATGTGTTTCCTTTCGTATACCGCTTGGTAAGCGAAACAACTCGTGCAAAAGAGTTAACAGCAGAATCATTTTTAGACGAAGATCACAGAGAAACCTATACTGTAAAACAAGGCGATACTTTGTATAGCATTGCTAGAGAAATGGTAAAGTATGAAATGCAAGGTATGAGTGTAAATGATGCTGTACAGATGATTGCAGACGACAATGGTATTGAAGATCCAGCAATGATACAGCCCGGGATGGAGTTACAAATTCCTTGGGTGACTGGTGCAGTAGGAGGAGATCCTATGACGGGCGAACCTATAACTAGAGGGTTGCCACATGGTGCATTTGAACATTCTATTGAAAATACATTTGAAGAGCTAATGGGTCAATTTGGTGAAACATTAACACCTACTGACGACGAATGGTCAAAAACATTACAAATCCCAAATAGAGAAACTTGGGAAAAATTAATAAAACAGGCTAAAGCCAAAGGCGATAAAAAAATGCTAGGTAAGTTAATGGCAATGGGTCAATTTAGTGAAAGCAAAGTTGAAATGTGTCCAGAAGCATGCTGCGGCAAGCCTGTCACAGAATGCTCTTGCGGTCCAGATTGTAAACATTGTAATTGCTACGAAAAGAACAAAAAAATGGATGAGAGCAAAAGAGACGTTCCGGTAACAGAATTTGTTTTATCAATGTATGATCGCCATACAGGACAGTTTCCAAAAGGCGAAACAGCAGTACTAACAGCAATAGAAAAAGACTACGGCGAACAGTACATCAATCCTGCAAAAGCGTTTATTGAAGCAATCAATGCAAAGTTTGAAGAATTTAACGGTTATAGAGATCCTGAGCTTGCAGAAGATGATGTGGAAGAAGGTGTTTGGGACGCTGTCAAAGGTGCAGTCAGTGGCGGCATTCAAGGTGCTAAACAAGGATGGACAACTTCAAACTTCCAAAACAAAGCTCAAGAATTAGCAAATCAATACGCTAAAGTTGCTCCACAAGCAGCAAAAGATCCAAACTCATTTATACAAGGAGGTACCCTTGCAGGGTACCCTGCTATAGAGGCTTTATTAGACATTTATCAAGAGTTGGATGGATTAGGCAGAGAGATTAAAAAAGCAGGCGGCGGCGAAACCACTACCTATAATGCAATGCAAATGATAAAAAATATTCAGAGAATAAGACAAGGCGACCAAAATGCATTAAGAAGATTAAACAATCAGATTGCCAGCAACGAAGCCAAATTTATTATGGATTTTGTTAAAAAAGATATTGCAAGTATAAGCGCACAAGGCGAATCACAAGAACAAAACGACATCATGAGATTAGCCGGTCTGTAAAGATTGGCTAAATTCTTGAAATTCTTTGTCAAAAAAGGTTGACAGAAGATAAATATTATTGTATAGTATATAATGTGCTATACAAAATTAGGCACATAGAACATAGGCATATAAAGGAGGCATAACTATGGCATCATTAGCAGAAATCCGAGCAAAGCTCAAAGAACAAGAATCACGCACAAGCGGTAACAGCTCAGGCGGCGGTGATAACAGCATTTACCCATTTTGGAATATTAAAGAAGGCGATAGCGCAACGCTACGTTTCCTTCCTGATGGCAATGCAGACAACACATTCTTTTGGCAAGAGCGTTTGGTAATTAAACTACCATTTGCAGGAGTCAAAGGTCAAACCGACTCACGTCCAGTACAAGTACAAATTCCATGTATGGAAATGTATGGCGAGACATGTAATATTCTTAATGAAGTACGTGGTTGGTTTAAAGATCCAAGTCTAGAAGATATGGGTCGTAAGTATTGGAAAAAACGTTCTTATATTTTTCAAGGTTTTGTTGTGGACAATCCACTAAGCGAGGACACTACTCCGGATAATCCAATCCGTAGATTTATTATTGGTCCTCAAATCTTCCAGATCATCAAACAGGCTCTTATGGATCCAGACATGGAAGAATTGCCAACAGATTACACAGCAGGTGTAGACTTCCGTCTTAATAAAACTTCAAAAGGCGGATACGCAGACTACTCAACATCTAACTGGGCACGTAGAGAGCGTCCACTAAATGATGCTGAAATGCAGGCTGTTAATACACACGGCTTGTTTAATCTAAATGACTTCCTACCTAAAAAGCCAGGTGAAGTAGAACTTAAGGTCATGCAAGAAATGTTTGAAGCGTCAGTAGACGGTGAAGCATTTGACATGGATCGTTGGGGACAATACTTCCGTCCAGCGGGCATGAGTGCAGCAACAGGCGATCCAGTTGCTCCGGCTGCAAGCACACCTGCACCAACACCAGCGCCAGCACCTGAGGCAGCACCTGCTCCTGTAGCAGAGGCAGCACCAGAGCCAACTCCAGCACCAGCAGCTGAAGCGGCTCCTGCAGAAGGTGGCAATGCGCAAGACATTCTTGCAATGATCCGCGCACGTCAAGGACAGTGATAACTAGTGGGGGAGCAATCCCCCATTTTGCTTTTTAGATTAGGAGATATTATGGCGACTAAGGCATTTGATCCGACCAAGTTTCGGACTGCATTAACAAAATCTATTTCAGGTATGAGTGCAGGATTTAACGATCCTACTGATTGGATTAGCACAGGTAACTATGCACTCAATTATCTTATTTCGGGTGATTGGAATAAAGGCGTTCCGCTAGGCAAAGTAAGTGTATTTGCTGGCGAGTCCGGTGCAGGTAAATCATATATTTGTTCAGGTAACATTGTAAAGAGCGCACAAGATCAAGGTATCTTTGTAGTTCTTATTGACTCAGAGAACGCACTTGACGAAGCGTGGCTACAAGCACTTGATGTAGATACTTCAGAAGATAAACTACTA